CCAATAAGATCATAAGTTTGAATATTTTTATTTGAAAGATATTTACCTTTAAAAATAGGCTTAATTTTTATTATTGCTCCATTATCATTAACCTCCATTATTTTAAGTGTAGTTTTTTGTATGGCATTAGTAGAAGCATCAACGCATGGCGAGCCACCTTCAATTTGCAATTCTTCATTCTGTTTGTATCCATTTCCAGCATCAACAATACTAGTTAAAGAAAAGAACTCGTATTCTTTAACGCTAATAAAAATAACATCATTTTCATTCAATTCAGTAACAGGATTCTTAACTAAAATTTTATCATTTACTCTAGTAAAAGCCAGCTCATAATCTTCCGTTTCCGAGCGATTTATTTGATAAAAATTAACATCATCACCAACTTGCAATAATGAACCAGGGCGAATAAATTGCCAACTATTTAATCCTTCAGAGTATATTACATTAGAATTTTCTTCAACAGAAATTAATTCTCCGTAACTTTTCTTTTTGAAAATCATAAACTATCGAGAAAAACCTAATATATTTGTTACAACTGGTAATAAAACTGCTGTTCTACTATCTTTGGACGTTGGACTCTCAACGCTTATTGAAGGAGGATAAAAATACCCACAGCCCCAGTTTTTCATGCTTATCGAGTCTATAACGCCGTTTTTAATCGAACATGTGGCTTGCGCCGTTTCTCCAGCTGAACCTATTTGCATTTTAAATATATCTGGAACATTATCAGAATTTGGCGGCGCGATAGTTATTTTAGGAGGAAAGTCGTATCCGCAGCCAGAATCTTTAATAATCAAATCTGATATGTTAAAAAATAAATTAAACACTTCTCCTTCGCTATTAACAATAGGTTTTTTAGTCAAATCGCGCAAAAATTGTTTATTTTCATTTATTTTTTTCATAGCTTTAGTGTCATTCATGCTAAAAGCTTTCAAATAATCCTTATCTAATTTTTCAAAAATAAGTTCCCTATTTTTACGAACTTTATGTGATTTTAAATTATCTTCAAAGTTTTCACAAAGAATCATCTCCCCATTTTTATTAACAAGATTCTTTAAAAAGAAAGGATCGGGAATTTCATTTCCCATAAAAATTATTTTTTCTATTATATTATTTTTAATATCCACATCCGATAATCCCAAATATCTTAGTATTTTTTCACCGTATTCCCGCTCTGAGCGGGAAGAGTTTATTTTTGATTGTTTGAAATCAGCATCGTTTATTAGAACAAATTTTGGATCAATTTCATTTTTAATTAGAACGGCGAATAGATTTTGCATATATTTTAATTAGTCACAGCATTCATTAGTTCTTGTTGGATTTGACGGCTTGAGTTTCACTAGACAAGATTGAATTATCCGTACTAAAATCTTCTGAAATTTTTGGAGATGAAATTCTAAGATTTCCATAATAACCACCGCCGATTTCTGAAAAATTCTGACCTATTATTATTTTGTCTACGGATGTTACGTGATCTCCATCTGTTAGGCCATTACTCACTAGGGTAAAAAATCCAGCATTCTGCTCCCAAATATCTGAGCCATCAGGTTGTCGCACTATTTTATAAAAAGATCTGAATTGATAGTCATCTAATTTTCCCACACTTGCTGCTCCAAATCCGTGATCAGTAAATAAATTAGGGATGGGTACTATAACCGCAAGTTTAGTATCTTCAACCGCTCTTGAGCTGTTAGACAATGTGCCCATTATAATTCTATTATTGACTGGAATAGGTTCATTAAGATCTAAGATTATTTCAAAAGCGATATCTTTTCCTTTATCTATAATGCGTAAAACGGAAAAACTACTTGAGATTCCAAAAGAAAAAATTTCCAAAGAAATGGACTGAGGATAGTAAAAAGTTCCTTGAGGAGTAAAATATGTGAAGTTGGCGTATCTTCTTCTTCTTCTTCTTCCCCCCACGTGCACTCGATCTGAGCCAGTTGCATGAGCGATAGGTGATAATGCTTGAGGATGCTCTCCAGCCTGCTGCGCACCCGGCCCAATTTGAGTAGAACTTATTTTTAGAAGTTCGTTACTATTATATAACTTTGTTGCCCCGTATAGTGCGGGAAAATCTGTGGGTTTAACGGTTCTGCATTTCATCCGAAACAATCCGTACGCTCTAAAACCAGCTTCTCTTGAGGCTTTTCCTTGAACAGGTATTAAAACTGCGGGAGAGAAATTATAAAATTTTGAATTTTTTAATACCGCCAATCCAAAATCTTCCGCTGTATCAATCTCTTCTCTATCAACATCAATTTCATCTAAAAAAGCTATACTAATATAACTTTCTTCCGTGATGCCCAATTTCATAGAAAAAGTTTTATCTACTGCAAATGGTGAAGGTCTTAAATCTATAACTTTAGCTTTAACTTGTGAAGTGTAGCTGGTAGAAAAATCTGTTAAATTAGCACCTTTATAAAAATTATCATTAGTAGCAGTTCGTCTATCTATTTTGCTACCTTTTGGTTTGTGTTCAGTGTACTCTTCATGAGTATAAATTCCTTCTTCGAAAGCAGATTGTTCAAATTTAAGGTGCGCTCCGGTTTTAATCGTATTAACATTAAACCATTTGTTAGAGAAAAGAACAATTGCCGATACGGAATCTCGATAATCGATCATCTCTTCAAATTCTGTAAAGCCGCGAGAATCTCTAATAATTTCTAGAGATAAATTTCCATCAAGAGTTAAAAATTGTTTTGTGAGACAGAGGGTTGGATTGTTATTATTCGCTCCTAATATTTTCAAAGTTGGAAAATTTTTATCTATATTTTTTTGTGGATTTCCTTTAAAATAATCATTCGCACTTTTATCTGCTAAAAAATTAGATTGAGCGTCTTTAAATCTAAATAATGGAGTAAAAATTGTTTGCTCTGATCTTGGATTTCTTATTTCTAATATATCGTATCCTTGACTGTTTACATTTGAAGTATTCCATTTTAGGGTACTTGTTGAAACTGGTTCTCTGTTATATATATTATATCCAGCAGAGGAGTTTCCAGATTCATCTATAGCTTCCACCACAATATCGTAATTTCTAAAAGGACCTTTTTTTCCAGAAAAAGAATCTGAAATAAAATCTTTATAGTATGGATTTGATTGCTTTAGTTGTGATACGGTTGGAAATTTGTAATTTGTTGCTTCGGGATACAATCCATTTACTCTAGCAAAACTAGAATCTCTAACAATTCCGCTTCTATTTAAAATATAACTTATTTTAGCGGATAATGCTTCTTGAGCTCCCGCCTCGGAATTTGTTAGTCCAGTAATTTCAAAATATATAAATTTTGAAGGCAAATTACTTGAGCTAGGTTCTCTTGCTGAAATTCTAAAAGTAGTATCTTTTATGTCGGTAATTACATTAATATCTTTTTCATCATCATTTGTTCGAAAATTTGGTAAACCTAGTTGCCATGATACTCTTGGTTCTTTAGCTAAAACAACTAGTTCGTTGACTCCCAATTCGCCATAGAAGCTAGTGTAGCTTGGACCTATTTGAATTTTTGATCCAGCTTTTAGTGATCCAGTAGTTGTATCTATGTTTTTTTGATTTGAAGCAGCTTCATTAGCGGTTTCGCTTTGAAAACTGGAAGCTAAAAAAGTTTCATCCATCGTCACAAGACTATTTACAGAAAAAAGTTTAGTTGTTGATTGCGTAGAAGTAAATAGAATGCTTCCACTCGCAGGAACAGGGCAAACATTTCCTCTTGAATTTCTAGTGTAAACTCTAAAATGATAAGTTGTTGGACTTGAGGGAATATAATATCTTGGAGCAGGATCCTCCGATCCTTCAAAAGAAAATGAATCAACTAAATATTCTGGTAAAGGAGGAGCATTATTTAATTCATTATTGGCAAAATCATTATTTCCCCAAGTAGTCCCTTCTTTAATAAAAATAACATATCCTTTATGCGTGCCTTCTGCCGGTGATATTATTTGATATTTTATAGAAAGAGTATCCACTCCTTCCAAAGTTTTTAACTTTGACTCCGTTAACTCTAAACCAGGTTTATTTGGTAATGCAATAGGAGTAATAAATGCTTGACCACTATCGACTTTATCATATTTTTCAGAACTAACTTCCAAACCGTTGATACCAAACTCATTTCTATTCTCTTCTTTTATTGATATGATTCTATATTGTTTTACTTCGATTGGATCTCCCGAAGAATTGCTTGAAATAAAAAATGGATATACTCCAGAAACAATACTATCTGTTTGATCAAATTTTGAATTAAAAACAATTTTAGTTCTTTCTGCGCCATCAAAACCAGTAACTATACTAATAGTATCAGGATTGGCTGTAAAAGTTTTTGATTGCAAATGAGGTTTGCGTATACCCGAAGCAAAATGAGAAGATAAACCTCCAGATTCACCTGTGGAAACAAATGTTTTGCTTCCGGTTGTAGCTTTACCAGTGACTATAATAGTTTGATCAAGATTATAGGTTGGAGTTACTAGTGTAAAATTATAGCTAGTGTTTCCAGACAAAGGCGTGACGTTATCTAAAGTAACCGAAGCAGATGATTCTGAATTAATAATTTCAAAAACTTTTCCACCAAGTCTTCTAGCATAACGATTTCTATCTGATATGTTTATCACATCTCCTGGGCGTAAAAGCATGCCTTCCAATCCGGCAGTAAAATTTACGGTTTCTAATTCTGTGTTTTCCGTTTCCATCATCCATTTACCATATCTTAATGCGTAAGATTTTTTAGTGCATCCAAAAGCATTTATATCTTTTTTAATATACCCATTTCTTTTTATTGCAACCGGATCTTCTATATACTCTATCGCCGGTTGAAAAAGATTATTTTGATCATTGTATCTTATAAGAATCGCGTTTGCTCTACCTTGTGCAGCTGATCCTTGATAAGAAAAACCGCCATCTTTAACATTGGCATTTGTGAAAGTATAAATAGGATCTCTTTTTGCGTCAAAAGTGCATAATATACTGCCACCCATATAGTAAGTGAACCCTCTAAAAATTGAAGAAAAATTTTGCAGCGCGTTGTAAGAATCTGTTGCCTCAGTTATTCTAATATTAGAGACGTACCTTGGTTCAAACCCACCCTCTCCATCAGAAACCAATTCATCGCAATATTTAGCAAGTTCATATATAGTCCATTTGTCCACATCGTCTTCACTAATATAGTCTCCGAGTCCGTATCGTTTATTAGTCAAAAGATCATAGTAACACCATGCGGGATTGTCTGTCCATAGTTTTTGTTCTTTAAAAGTGCCATCCCAATCTCCAGTATATTTTTTTAAAATAGGATCATAATTACTAGGAACTTTAACTTTTAATAATCTAACATCATACAAACGATCGGGAATTTGAGAAAAAAATTCTGAGCTAAATTTTGCGGAAACGATTGCTGAATTTGGATATGTAAATTTTTGGTGATAAATTTCAGTTATAGAATCAATTGTTGTTCTGCTTTGTATATTGTTTGTGAACGCATCTTCCGTAAGTCTAGTAATTTTAATTTCATAACCTAAAAAGTCAGGGTTTTGTAAATCATTTTTAGTCTTATGAAAAGGCATCCTAAATTCATAAATAAATCCATATACCAGTTTTGCGGTTACCACGAAACGAAAAGGCACACAATATTTTTCTGGCGCCGAATTTGCAAAAATTTTTCTAAAGCTCGCTGCAAATGAAACCGAAATTGGAACTGTATCTTGATATCCTTGCCCTTTCGCAACTGGTTCAAATTTTCCGCCCGTTATATTGCGAAGTTGAAAAGAATCAAATCGTATATTAATTTTAACCCCATCGCAATTTGGATTTATTATTTTATAATATTTGGAAAAATGACTTATATCTCGTTCATTTGACGGTGCGTTGGTTTTTCTATTTGGGCCTCTTAGTCTTTCTCCTATTGTTCTGACCACTGTTAATGGAGTATCGGTAATGCCTTTTATTTGATTAGGAGCAAATGAAATACCATTCTCGTCTCCTTCAGGAGATCCGTTTGTAACATTAACCTCAACTTGCTGAAAGTTAAACAATCCATCTTTATCAACAATCGGAACTTTATTTAAAAATATAGATTGTAAATATTTGACTCCGCCAGCTTCTTCTTTGTAAGGCTCTTCCGTAAAAGAAGTGTATCCGATTCCTTTTCCATCTGCGGGAGTGGTAAATTTATATTCACCATCCACCAGACCTTCTATTTCGCCTTCGCTAATCAAATCTAAAACTTTTATTTGAGTTAATGATACTGCTCTTTTTGCTCCTGCTGCATTCTGTGGTATAGCGGCTATCTGCGCGCTAAATGCGCGCTCTCCAAAGTCGGAAAAATTTGTTGGTTTTGTAGCATTTGCATTTATTACATTTAGTTCATAACTATTATCAGGAGTTATTATTAAATTGTCCGATGGAGATCCTTGTTCAGTAGTTACTTTCGTTGCTGGAGATTCTGCGTAAGGATCCCCATCAGGCACCAAAGTATTAGAATCGGAAGAAAAAGATCTTTGATTTGCATTAGAAGAATTAAAATATACTCCTTCGAGGAGTTTAAACATATTCAGTTCTTCCTGAGTATAGAGATATTCTTTACCTTTAGGTATATAACCAATGTAAAGTGCTCCTTCCGGAGTTTCGTAAGGATCATGAGGCGTTGGCGGTGGTCGTTGTCGTCGCCTGCATCCAGCTACCAAAATTTTTTCAAGATTTTGCACTTTAAGAAGTAAAACTATGAATTCTTCCATCCTTATAACTTGTTTCGTAAGTGGCGGTTACACCTTGTCCGCCCACCAAAAGTCTTCCATATCCAAGAGGAACTGGTTTTCCTTCGCCCGCAGTACTTTGAGGACCATCAAACAAGTAAGATTGTCCAAAAGCTTTTTTGCCCGGATCTTTAAAATCATCAAATGTTGGAGGCTCAGTTAGTAAAGCCATTATACCTTGAGCTAACAGTCCCAAGGCTGGTCCTACGAGAAGTAAAGACAAACCACCTGTCTTTGGAGCAAGTACAATAGCTACAACAATCAGCGCTATCGCGACAAAAATTTGAATAAATGCTTCACTTCCTTTAATAACTGGGATAATGTCTATTGTTTCTATATTTTCATTTTTCATCACAAGTTCAGAATTCATAGCCTTTTCTATAGTATCAACTCTTCTATCTGCAGCAGCTATTTCTTTACCATTAACTAATATTCTATACTCTCCTTCTAGATTAGACTTGTCTTCGAGAAAAAATTTAGTGAATCTTCTCCCAGATAAAAAATCTGCAGCGCGAATTCCTTCTCTCACGCTTGAAATTTTAACTTGAAAATCTCTATTTAAAAATTTGCCAAGTTTACCGTGAAATTTGATTTTAGTTAAATTTGTTTTCATAATAGTGAAACGTGTCTGAGGAAAATTTTATCTGATTTATAATTTAAAACTTCAGTTAATTTTAATTCTTTAGAAACATCGTGAACTTCACCGTATCCGATGCAAGTATTCTCGCTGTTAACTATAAAAATATTAGCACTTGAACTTGCTTTATAAAAATTTTTAGAATGATAAACACTTTTTTTTGCGATAGTAAAGTCACTCAATGAAATTTTTGTTTTTGCATTTAATTTTTTATCACTTTCCCAGTTTTTGATTACGATAATATCATGTTTTTTTATGGAATTAGTCACTCTAAATTCATTATCAATAAAAAAATCTAAAAATTTTTCATTTAAAAAATGATTCGAGTAATCTTTAATTTTAAAATCTATATTTAAAAACTCTTTATAGTAATCAACCGCTAGGGTAACGCAATCAAAAACTGGGAAAAAATATATTCTATTTAATATTGGTGCGTTTAAATTTTTCCAAGCGTAGTATTTAAATTTGTCATTTACAACATTATACATTATAAAATCTTTTTTTATTTTGTTCGATACTAATTCATCTTCCAGGGAAAAATCTTCATATTTTTCATTCGTGTGCGAATGATAAACGGCTGAGAAATTACGGTTATCAGGATTATTAAAAATTTCTGGTTCTATTAAAAATTTTTTTTCTGATTTAAAAAGATTTTCGCATTTTAC